CTAACGTTTAACAAGCACTGTCTAAATACATATTTCTAAATCCTCCCATATATCCGTGGTAGTAGCATTCGTAACTTATTTTTGTTGTTGACAAATCATTTATGTTAACAGTCACAGTTCCAGTCATATAAGCGTATGTGTTACCGTCTTGACCTGTTTTTGTTCCGACTGAACTTCCAGAATAAGTATTTGTTGTTCCTGCAAAATAAAAGGCTATAGGATGCGATGATGGCACGTTAAATGTGTAAGTTCCAGCATTCATTGCAAATCTAGTTGTTTCACTGCTAACTCCATTAAAATTGAAATATAACTGACCATTGGAGCTTACTCCAGAAACAGCTATTGTTGATGCTGTTGGAAGACACTGAGGACAATCTTCTATTTCTGCAATAATTCCTGAACTCATTCTATAGTTTTCAGCTACTCCTCTATATAAATATGGGTTTGAATCGAGAATAGTTAAAGCAGCGTCTCTATAAACAGTTGTTCCAACTGTTAATGCAGTGTCAGCAGGGTCAGTATATCTATAAGTAAAATTATTTCCACAGGCAGCTACCGCAGTCGCTCCTCCAGCTAACTGAAATACATTTGATGCTACTGCTGGCGTTGGTACAGGGCTAGGCGCTGGTACAGGGCTAGGCACTGGTACAGGCGAAGGCACTACTGCTGGCGCAGGCACTGGACTAGGCGCTGCTGGTACTGGATTAGGAGTTGGTTGTCCAGGACAATCATAGCTTGCTGAAGCAGCTCCAGAGTTTTCTAAGACTAATATTTTAGTTCCGAAATTACAAGGTCCTGGTTCTTTAGCCGTGTAATATGCTGAAGCACCTTGGAAAGGTGTAGTTAAACCTGAGTCTGTATAAAATATTGTTGCTCCTTCAACATAATCACTCCAAGTTGTAACTGTAGTGTATACATCTGTACAAGTGTATTGGCAAGTTCCTGGGAATGAATATATTCCGCTTCCTGGTCCTGCTGATATTTTCCAATTAAATACTCCTACTGCTGGTGCAGGTGTTGGAGATGGGCTTGGAGTTGGTATAGGTGTTGGTGCTGGCACTGGAGGTGTTGGCACAGGGCTTGGAGTTGGCATTACAGGAGCAGGTGTTGGTGCTACTGATGGTGCTGGACTCGGAATAGGACTCGGAGATGGACTCGGAGAAGGTGTTGGCGCTACCGATGGAGTCGGTACTGGCGATGGGCTAGGCGTAGGACTAGGTGTTGGACTAGGTGTAGGCGTAGGAATAGGGCTAGGCGAAGGAATAGGAATAGGCGCTGGTGTTGGCGCTATAACAGGAGCTACTGCTGGAGAAGGCACTGCAAAAGGAGCAGGCGCTGGAGCAGGCGTAGGGCTAGGTGTTGGTGTAGGCGCAGATGATTCTGGGCAATCCACAACATCCTCAAAAGGAGATATGTAATATTTATCTCCCTCTACGTTTGCTTTTGTTTTGCTAGTAGCAAGACCTTCTTTAAAAAGTCTTAATCTCGTTACTATTTTATTTCCTGTATTTGCCATTTCTTTTTATTTAACAGTTTTCTACTCGTGTCACAATGTTATTACTGTTAACAAATATAACAGGACCTAAATAAACTCTTCTTTGACCAATATTGAACGAAATACCACTGCCATTTCTCATGAAAATCTCATCGCCAACAGCAGGATAAGTTCCTGCTCCATTATGCTTAAATAAGTCGTTATAGTCGGCATTAAAGTTATTTAAACCGCAAAAATAGGAGACTGAACTATCAAACCAGTTTTGATTTCCAACAACAGACAAAGCAATGTTCGTGTATGTAGGTGCTATCGGCACAGGGCTAGGTGTCGGAATTGGTGCAGGGCTCGGTGTTGGTATAGGGCTAGGCACTGGTACAGGACTAGGTGTTGGACTAGGCGTTGGACTAGGCGTAGGACTAGGTGTTGGACTAGGTGTCGGGCTCGGAGTTGGACTCGGAGTCGGACTTGGACTAGGCGTAGGAGTAGGAGTAGCTGATGGCGGTGGACTAGGTGCTAGTGCACAAGTAGCACAAGAATCAAAAACTCCCCCTATTGTTATAATTGTTGGTGCGTCAAAACCAGGAGTGGCTATAACATAACATTGTCCGTCATTTGCTTTAATTACATCTCCTGTTTCGTAAAGATTAGTATAAGCTATTTTTTCAGGAGTTATTACTGTTTCTCCATTAGCGCAAATGTACAAATCCCAAACAGAATAAGCTACAGGAGCTGGTGTAGGACTAGGCGTTGGACTTGGACTAGGCGTTGGGCTAGGCGTAGGACTCGGTGTCGGAGCTGGCACAGGACTAGGCGTTGGACTTGGACTAGGCGCTGGGCTTGGACTTGGAGTTGGCGCTGGTGCTGGACTCGGAGTTGGTGCTGGACTCGGACTTGGAGTTGGAGCAATAACAGGAGTTACCGTAGGTGCAGGCACAGGACTTGGAGAAGGTATATGAACTGGCACAGGCACAGGAGTTGGAATTGGTGTTGGCACAGGGTTAGGCGTAGGCAATTCGCTTTCTTGCTGACAATAGTACTCATCAATTCTCCAATCTTGACTTCCTGCTTCAATTTCTGAAGGCTGCCAGTTTCCTTTGCAAGAAACAAGACAAACAGCTTCAGCTCCTCTCCATTCTATTACATCATCAATATAAGTTTGCTCACAATAATAATCATCTCCTATCCAATTTAATTCGTGAATTTCTTCAGTTCTTCCCTGAAGGGACAATAAGTATTCGTTATGCATTGGGTCAAACCCACCTAGGATGTTGTTTTTTCCTCTAGAAACTAATTCTTTTCTAAAATAATTTGACATTCCGTATTGAGAAATAGGAGTCAAACCATCTGCTGAAAGTCTAAATACAAACCCTCTGCTTGTGTCGGCAAAATAAATCGTGTTTCCGTATTTAACAATACTTTCTGGGTTGTTTCCAACTCCAAAATCTCCTGTGTAGGGGACAATAGTTCCTAATACATTACTAGTTTGAGAAACGTTTCCTGTACCGTCAGCGTTAAATAAGATGTTTTTATTAAAAAGAATTTTAGACACTTTGTTTTGCTGAAAAACAACAATATCATTGTCTCTTGAAATTGTTTTTTGAATGTCTCCTAAAGAATCATCTATGTCTTTAAACGGAGCTGTGGATAAATTAAACTCATTCAGCCCGTTGTAATTTGTACTTTGCTCGTATACTCCAGAGTATGTTAATGAAGCAACTCTCTTGTTTTCTCTATAATTTTCTATAAAACTAGAAGGTCTAGTGTCAAACCTAAAAGCAGGATTGTTAAATAAATCTTTAATTTTAATAGATTCGTATCCATTAGCCCACCCCCAACAATTGTAAGCATCTATGTTTATAACTGCATCTTGAGTAAAAGTTTGTGAAATATCGTTATCTCTACCCTGATGATAAGGAGTAGATATATCATAAGTGTCTCCTACTTCATAAAATATATCAGAATCTTTTTCAATTGATTTAGTTTCAAATATTGGTAAGTTTTCAGATTCTCTTATTTCTAATAATGCAGTTGTAAATACTCTTGTGTTTGCGTTAAGTTCGTTGTATTGTCTCTTCTTACCTCTTATAACCATACACATTGTGCCATTGGCATCAACGCTTAATCTGTAAGTATCGACATCATTGTTTCCTATTAATGTTGCATGTCTAAAGAATATCATTGAATCATCAACTCCATCTCCAAAACCGCTAATATTGTCTCCGTAATACCACTCTTCTAGATTAGCATATTCTCTACTGGCAACAAAAGACTCTGTATATGAATAACTATAATCTCCTTTATCCTGTGACTCAATATATTCAATCTCAATAACGCCTCCTGCACTTATAATATTGTCGTCTTCTTCTTGCTTAAATATAGCGTAAGACTTTCTTGCTCCGTCTCCTCCAAACCCGTTAGGGCTTTTAGCTTTAGCGCTAATCATCCAATAATCTCCTAACTGATGTCCAGACTTGAAATTAAAGTCAGCTTTTACTCCAAAGCCAATATCTTGAGGAAGACCCGTTATAGCAGCTGGAGCACTAGCGTTAGTTACTCCTCCCTGTCTATAAGTCACAACAAACTCATCAAAAGTTGTTATACCGTCTCCAAGACTATCTATTTCAACTCTAAATCTAATATCTTCACTACCACTAAAAGTTCCTGAAGAGTTACATTGAGCCCCTAATGTTTTGGTTTCTGGAGACACATAAGGAACACTTTGAGAAATGTAAGCTGTTGTGCTTCTTATTACATCTTCAAGTTTATCTCTAGTTGAATCGTTTGCAATCCATTCATAGACTTTAACGTCTGACGTGCTAAAAACAAAACCTTTTGGTCTTATCTTGTAATACAAACCTGATTTTTGTTTCAACTCAGCAATTGTAGGGTCATCTTCTAAAAAGTTAACAGATTTCTGCTCAAGCTCTAAAATTTCTGTTTCTACATAGCCTTTGACTGGACCAGTTGTATCTGCTTTAACAACAAGTCTAGTTCCTTGTTTTACTTTATTCACATCACTACCCAACAATTCAATCCAAACATAAGCTCCATCCTGATAAAATCTTGTAGGCACAACAACGTCATAATCTGCTTTGCTTTCTTTTATAAAAAATCTATAATGAGAAGCAAAAACAGGAGCTTTGTTTTTTATTTTAACTTGAATGCTAGATTTGTAAAGAGAATTTTCGTTTGGAATAAACACACTGTTTTGTGGGCTTGTAAGAACCGTTGTGGTTCTTCCGTAATCATCAAGGTAGACAATTCCCACCTCGTAGTCTCTTCCAGATTTTAAACTTTGATAAGGAGTAGATGGCGTTTCGTCCGTAATAACAGTTGCGGAAAACGATGGCACTATTTGAGCGCCTAAATCATCTTTTAAATCCCAGTTTTCTGTGTATCCCCCATAAATTAATCTATTACCAATAAATGTTTGAGTTTTAGCTTTAAGAGGAACAGCATCAAATATTCTTTTTATTTGAGCCTCTGGAAGTATTTTTGATATTTTTTTGTTTTGAAAAGTAACGACATAATCTAAGTTATCTCCCCACTTTTCTTCTTGCTTATTATAAGTGTCTACAACGTAAAGCTCTTGTTTCCCAGATTCTTTATAAAGAACTTCAATTTCTTTAACAAGCCTTGAACCAGCATTTACAGTTATATTAACTATGTTATATCTGTTGACCATAGACTCATTTGTATTGAGTCCATAATTGTATTGAAATTGATAAGGGTCAAAAGCGACTGAACTAAAAGGAGATATTGCAGAGTATTCATTGTCTACATACTTATATCTATAAGAAAACTGCAAAAATTTCTCCTTAATAAAGTTTTCATCGGTAGTAGTTGATTTGCTTAAATAAATGAAAGGTCTTTGAAGCGGAGGCTTTACAATAACTTGAATGTCTTCTTCATAAAAATTATTTAATCCGTAAGCAGCAGCTCTTTCTATTTCTATTTTTCTTGGAGGGTTTAAATTATCAGTCCAATATATAAAAACTCTTTCTCCGTCTGTATCTACAACAGAATCTACATCGTTTATTCTTTGATATGACTTAAAGTTTAAAACATTATCGTCTCCAGCTCTGGAGTCTTGTAATATTATTCTTTGTAAATCAGTGGTTATGTTGTATTCTAAGACATAGCTTGCATAATCAGAAACAGCAAACCAATAAACGCAATTAGTATATTCAACAGATGTGCTTCCTATAACTACAGGATTATCTCCTAGTGCAAAAAAAGATTTTTGTTCATTAGACAATACGTTTTCTAAAGAACCTACATCAGAACCATTTGAAATTGAAACACGAACGTTCTGTGCGTCTCTGTATATTCCGTCAGGCAAAAGGCGTTCATCAACGTCCTTATCCATTTTGCCATTTACAAAAGTCTTTCTTAATCTCATTATTTAATCCACTTATTTCTTCCTGCCATTGATTTAGCTAGGTCGATAGGGTTTATAGAATTTAATCTTATTTTCGCATTTCTCAAAGCAGCAGAAGCTTCTTTTTGAAATCTTCTGACAATATATTCTTGTACCCCAAATTTAGTGGATAATATAGAAAAAGCAATTTGTTTAAAAACATATTGCTCTGCGAACTTATGAACTTGTATTTCACTATCATCAAGGTCTGTAAGACCATCAGATATGTATTCAATCATAATTAATTTGTCAGTCAACTCAGTACTAAACTCAACAGTTCCTATTTTTTTATTTATTTGGTAAGTTCCATTAATGTTTGATTTGCTTGTTTGCAATCCGAATCTGCCTCCAAGGTGCTCATCCATAAGAGTAGTCTCTTGATTATCTATGGATTTTATTTCTTGAGCTCTTTTTCTTGTTAATGTTGTTCCTACTTCAATGTTTCCTTCCGCATCAAACTGATAAGAATATGTTGAGTCATCGTTTTGTAAATACGCAACTCCTATAGCAGTATCTCTATTTACTGTAATAGGATGAAAAAAACCTTTGTCATCTACCCATGATAGTCTAACTAAAGAAACAAAGTCTTTAGGTAAAATCATTTGCAAAGTGGGAGGCACTTCTATTTCTATTGCATTTATTTCTTTAAGTGCATCGTAGTGCAATTCTTGAAGCGCTCTTTTAGCGTGAAAGACTACATCATATCTTTTTGTTTTATCTATGATTTTATCGTCTCCAACGTAAAATGCATAAAAGTTATTAATTATGTCCTTCAGCTTAGTGTATTGACCACCACCCCATAAAGCATTATTCTCGTAGTATTGTTCTTGAGTTATAGCCATGTCTTATTTTTCTTTAGCGATGTTGTTTTGCTCGTAAGCAAGAGATGCTTGTAAAACTTGTTGGTCTTGCATTTGAAGTCCAGCAAGCTTTAATATTTCAGCAATAATATCGTTTGCATAATCTTCATGAAGTTCAAAGTCTTGAAAAGAAACGTCAGATGGATTGAACAAAGGATTTCTTTGAACAGTTTGATAAGTCCATTTTGGTTCTTTTAGCTTTCTAACATACACAGAAGACACACAATCAATTATCGTCTCTGGCTTTATTAAATACTTGTCATAGTACTTAGAGTATAAAGGATAGCATCTTGAAGGACCAGCAAGAGTTGAATTTGTTATGTAAGTAAGTAACTTGTGCTTTTCAGCTTCTTCTATTTCAATGTTGTCGTTCCAGATAAGCTGTAATGTGTAATAGCAATCTTCTGGCATTAAAAAATATCCGTCAAGCTCAAAAAGTTGCTCTTGCTTAACGAATCTTTCAATGTCTTCTCTAAGTTTTTTCTTATCGTCCCCAAAGTCCATAGCAGCCATTCTCCTGTCTTTATTTACAGAATAGTTTCTATACTTAACGAACAAAGAATCGAAGACTGTTTGTTGTGCAAGCTTTGCGTATGAATTAAATTGAACAGGAGTCAAATATCCTCTGTTTTCTTTATTCAGCACGAACATCACTATATTTCGTACAAAGTTTATCATTGGTTTCTTTTAATACAAAAATACAAAAAAGAAAAGCCCCTTTTTTGGAGGGGCTCTTCAGAAACAAATTAACTAACTAACTAATCAAAAAACTATTTTATATGCGATTTATAATGCCTTGCATGACTTCAATTCCTTCATCTGTCTTAAAATATCTCGCTAATTCAGAATAAACATTTTCTCCAAATCGTGCTGTCATTATCTTTGTCTTGTCTTTATCATTCCAGCAAACAGTAGCATTGTCTGAAAGAACATGGAGTATTCCCATCTCTACAGCTTTTATAGCCAAGTTTCTGTTTTTAATATTCTCGTCATTTGCTAATTTAACAAATTCTGATGGATTACTTTTAGCAAATATAACCATATCTCTTCTAATTTCAGAAGAACGCATGTTATTTACTTGACTTCTAAAAACGACTCTAGCAATTGCTTCTAAATCGTTTATGTCCATATTTAAAGCTAACGTAGTAGCTTCGCTTTCTTCTTTAATAGCAACTAAATCGTCTTGTGCGTCTTTTTCTAAATCTAGTTCATAATATTCTGAACCGTTGTCTGGATGAAATACACTAAGAAATTTCTGAAGATTTACATCTTCTTTTCTTACAAACAAACTTCCGTTTTCAAACGTAATTCTGCCTAGCATTACTTCTCCGTCTTGCTCATCAATAAATGGACTATCATGATTTTGAGCATAGCGCAAAGCCCTTAGTCTTTTGCCATCATTATGTTGTAGTGGTTTTCTTGGGGAATGCTGTGTTCTTAAACGGTAGCTTACAGGGCTTCCTTTTTTTATAACATACATTCGGTCTTTTATTTCCCAATCATCTTTTTCTTCAATTGTCTCAATCTGTGGAGCAATTGGTTTGGTTTTAGTAACCGTACTTTTTGTTGATACTTTTGTACTCATTTTATTTAATATTTTATTTGATTTAAAAAAGTAAGAGTTACCCCCGTCATTACAACGAGGGTAATTCCTACATTAAATATTACTTCAATAAGATGAAGTTGTTTGCACCCATTACACATAATGCTCTTTCAGAAAGCATGTGTACTTGCATTGCATCAAGGTCGCTGTTAGCAGCACCTCCAGCAGAACCTACAACCCAAGACTTGTAACGTCTGTCTTCAGATTCTGATTTACGGTAACGAACGTGTAAGAAAGGACGTTTTGCGTTCTTTCCTAGTACTTGGTCGTATACAGTCATTGTTCCAGCAGGAACTATAACTCCGTCAACTCCAGAAGTTAATCCTCCTGTAGAAGCATCATTAAGATATTTCCAGTCTGTTTTGTAAAAATCATACCCTAAGTTGAATCCAGAGAATCCAAGGTTTAAAGCCATATCTGCATCGTTATCGAATAAACCGAAAGAAGCAGCTCCAGCAGTACCGTAAGTGTTTAATCCAGCTAGTACGTTGTCAATTTCAAATGACTTCGCTCTGTTTACAAACATTACGTTTTCTTGAATAGCTCCTTCTTTATCTAAAGTAAGAACTAATTGCTCTAAATCATCTTTACCTGCAATTGTACCAGTTGCAATGTTACCTCTAGTTTCGATAGTATCGAACATACCAGAAGTTCCTTTAGCACCAGCGTTAGCAGCTCCAGAACCAGCAGTAGCCTCAACTCCTTCGATTAAAGATAACTCTAGGTAATCTTCAAAACGTAGGCGAGTTTCGTGCTCAGATTTAAGATACCAGTAGTATCCGTTAGCTCCGTTTTCAGTAGTTATTTCAACCCAACCAATTTGAGCCATATCAGAACCATTAACTTCGTATTTGTCTTTGATAATGATAGGACTAGTTGATTGAATATCAACAGGAGCTTCGATAGCACCGTCCATTCCACCTGTTCCTTTTTTAAATTCAGAACCGTATACAAAAATCTTTAAACCTGTAGTTGCTAAAGAAGCGTTAAGGTTAGCTCCTGTATAAGAACCTAAAGCAAAAGTATCTGCTGTAAAATCAGCATCATCAAGTACAATAGCCTTGTCTTGGTTAGTACCATCAGACACGATTACTGTTTGGTTTTTACGGAATCCGTGAGCTGTAGATGTAATAACATCAGCAGCACGAGAAGCTCCTGTTACTGCAATGTGAAGTCTGCTTTGCTCTGACCACTGAATTAAATCAGATTGGAAAGGAATTTCAGCTCCTACAAGACGTAAGAAAGAAGATACCGTACGGTTTCCATATTTTTCAAATTCTGCTTCATAAATCTCTGGGAGATTTTGTGAAGTAAACTCAATATCTGAACCTAAGTAGTTGGTAGATAGAGTTTGTTTTTTTGGAGCTGGGGTCAATGAACCCTGTACTCCACTAATTGTTACTGCCATTTTTTTGTTTTTTTAAAAATTATTTTTTTCTTATTTTAAAGTCTGTGAAATCAGAATCATCTAAAACTCGATACTTTAATCCTCCTTTGTCATTAGCGTCTGTATTTGTCCTAACATCCATATCAATATTTTTTGTTTTTTTGACTAAGCCTTCTGTTGCATCAGCAACTCCTTGCTCGTAAAAAAACTTTGCTACGTTGTCTGGGTTTAACGCCAAATTCAAAGAACGATGAAATCCGTCTGCGTCTTTTAAGTATCCTGAATCATCCAAAAACTTATCAATGTAATTGTTAAGATTTGATTGAGTCTCTTTTACCTCTTCGACATTTTTAGGTTTAAAAACTACATTTTTGTCTCCAACATTATATTCAAAACCTTTGAAATTTTCTGAAAACAGTTTGTTTGTCTTATCACTAAAAATTGCAGCCCGTTGTTCTGTACTTTTTTTAGTTTCTTCTAACTCATTTATATAATTATTGTAACTCTCGTATGCCTTTTGATATTCTTCAGGTACATTCTCCGTGCTTGACTCAAGAGGAGCTTTGTATTTTTCTTTCAAAGTATCAAAGTGCTTTCTAGCGTTATATAATTCTTCTTTGTACGCAAGTTCTTTTTGCTTTTTGGTTTTATCATCAGAATCTTCGTTAACTCCAAAGTTCTGTTCAATAAAATCAGGAACATCTGAAGAATCTAAATAAGGCTTTGTCTCCTTGTAATAATTTTGGAGTAAAGTATTTTCGTCAACTTCAGAGAGGTCTTGCTTAAATCGCATATAGTCCTCTAATCCTCTACCAGTTTCTTTGTTGTATTCCATAAATTCGGAAACAGCATCTGGCAAAACAACTTGCTCTTGCTCATTTTTTTTAAGAACGTCATCTAAAGACTCGTACTGAGCATTGTATCTTTCCTTTAGATGTTGTAGAATACTTGACTCATCCAATTCAGCGCTAGGCTCTTCAGCCTGAACAGGCGCTTCCTCTTCTGGTTTTTCATCTATAACTTGTTCAGCCTCAGCGTTTTCTGCTGGAGCTTCAGTTTCTATTTCAACAGGAGCTTGTTCAGTTTCAACCTGAGTTTCGCTACTATTTAATTCTTGATTTACAGCTTCTTCCGAAACTGTTTCTTGCTGTGAGTTTAACGGAACAAAGTCTCCTTCGTCATTCATAACTCGAAATTTTAATTCTGCCATTTAATTAGATTTTATTTATTTAAATATTAAGCCCCTATCATTCCCTGAATACCAGAGCCTAAAGAGTCTCGTCCATCAAAGTCAACAGGGTCTAAATCCTGCTGTCTTTGTTTTATTAATACTGATTGCTGTGAAGCTTGCTTTTCTGTTCTTTTATCTTTTCTGTCTTCACGCTGACCTTCTTTGCTTAACTCAAATTCTCTCTGCTCTTGTCTTGATTGAGATTCCATTGAATTTTGCATTTCAATTAGCATCTTTTTAAGTTCAAACTCTTTTTCCATGCGTTGCATTTCTAATTGAGCTTTTAGCTGTTCTATTTGAGCTTCTGCTTGAGATTCAGCGCCAAGAGTTTGTTGTTTAGCTTGTTCTGCAACTTGCGCAGCTTGAGCGTTAGATTGAGATTGTTGTTCTATAAGAGCTTGCTGTTTTTTCATGTCCAGCTTTTCTTTTCTCTTTTTTCGAACTTTTAAGAGTTGCGATGCTATTTTTATATTAGGAACTCCCCTAACATCAATTGCATCATCTATATCAATTTTACCTGCTGCTAAAGAAGCTTGTATGTTTTGTTCTAAAATAGCTTTTTCTTCTTCATCTGGATGTAGTTCTATAAAAATAGAAAAATCATGTAGATGTAAGTTCTTTATTTGTTTAAGAATATCTATTGAATACCTTCCTATTCCTTTGGCTAAATCTTCAGCCATGTCTGAATATTCTAAAGCATCAGACAATCTATAATAAACACACTGTGCCATTTTAGTAGTCATGTACAAAGTAGAATTAAGTACATGTCTTGTTGCCGTATTTGAATTTAAGGCAGCTAGTTTTTGCACTCCCACTAAAGCTCTGTCGTCAGGTGTTGAAGCATCTCTAGCTTCATTCAATCCTGTAGCAGCTCTCAACATGTTTAAATTGTAATTATACATGTTTATAAGAGAAGAAATTTTTGCGTTTGCACCAGAAGAAGTAAGTTCTTGAACGGGTATCTTTCCGTGGTTAAACTCTCCGTCTTCAGTGGAGCTACGTCCAATAACAGAACCAGTTTGAAAGTAAAGATTTAATGCCTCTTGAGGGTCGTAAGAGTTTCCGTTTCCTAAGTTAACAGAAGCAAGACCATCAACATCTAGATAAACTCCGTCAGGAATCATTCTAGAAGTTATTTGCTGTAGCTTTAAATGTATTAATTGTATCTGGTCAGCAAAAGGTATCATCCTCTTTACTAGGGAGTCTATCTGACCCCTGTACATTTTTGGAGCAGACGCAACGAACGGAGCAAGAACTTTCTGGATTGCCGACTTCGGTCTTACCATGTTCTTCATTAGTTCCCACTTCAGTATATAGTTTGTTCCTAGAACAAGTACACCTTCGTACCATACATCAATTCTTTTAGATAATTTTTCAAAACGTGCTGCCTCTGTCTTTGGTGGGTTAAAACTCCCATTTTTTTCTAATACTTTGTCCCCTCCATAGGCGTTTTTCTTTTTCTTATATACAATCTCCATGTCTGTTTTGTAACAGAAATAAAGTAAAGTTGCTGTGTTTTTGTCAAAGTTATCTGTTCTGGCGTTTCCTCGAACTCCTTGATAAGAATCCCATTTACTAGAAAGCTTTGATATTTCTTTTATGTCTTCTTGAGTTAACCCTGGATTTATTTTCTTTAACTCTGTAATATTTACATTTTTAACTTCTCCAAAGTAATAACAATCCTTAAAATTAGGGTCTTCAGTTGGGCTATAAATAAAGTTTGCTGGGTCTACATAATCTAACTTTATCCCATCGTGAATATTGAAAGTATGTTTTGATACGGCAATACCTAAAGTTGTAGCATCTTCTGTTAACTGTTGCTTTACTAAATCGTATTCATTCATTTTGAACACATTAGTTATAGCTTTTTCAGCTCCAACTTCTATCTCGTCTTTGTAATTTAAAGACATGTGAAGGTTTAACTCGTCATCGTTTTCAGGCAATTCGTCAGGATTCATTGAAAACATTTTGTTGCCAAACATTTTTTCAAGCTCCTCGTAATTGTCCTTGTTCTTCATTTGAGTCTCTACATCATTTCTGTATGTAGCTTTTTTACTTGAAGATACAGGGTCTACAGCCTCTGCTTTTACGCTATGTAATCTAGTGGTCATTCCATTGACAACAATGTCCACCATTTTGGGTATAATTGGAACAGGTGTCCAGTCAAGATTTAGATACGATATATCCCCATTCACAGCAAGTTCATCTTTATATTTTTGAACACTTTGCTCTCCTAAAGCATAAGTTCTTAATTTATGAAAATTGCTTTTGTTGCTGTAATATCTAGAGGTTGTACCTTCTTTTTTAAACCACTCTTGTTCTATGGCTTTACCAACGCTTAGACCGTATTTGGAATCCACTTTCTCTTCGTCTAACGCTAATTGGTCTGGAAACCCAGAAACATGTGTGTAAGGGGTATTGCTCATATCCTACTTTAATAATGTACTTATGTTGCCATTGTTACTATACCTTGCAAATTTAAGGTTTATTTCATTGCGTTTTTGTACAGGTTTCATAACGTATTTATTTGTTGCCATGATAGCAAAACCTGAGCTAACGGTAGCATCAAATTTAGTTCTCTTGTTAATATCATAGTTAGCCCAATCCAATAATGTCTTATTGAAAAACATTTTTCCTGGAGTGTCTGGGTCTCTAAAATCTCCTCCATAATCATACCCAACATATCTCTCTATATAAGACTCTATAGCTTCTGCATGTATTGATATAACAGAAGTAGAAGAAGGTATTCCTCCAATTTCTTTTTCAGCTTTAGAAAGGTCGTTTTTATGTTTGTCTGGTCTGTTTATAGAAAAGTTTCTGTAGCCTCTATTTTTTAAATAATATAAAAGTCTAGGCTTGTTGTTTTCAACTAATACAGGCATCCCGTAAAAAACCAAAGCCATTAATACATTTTCATAAAACATTTCAGCAGTTTGAGGTCTAGCTACATATTCTAAAAAAAATTGGTTTGAAGGTGCATTGTCAAAATTCATAGTTGTTAATCCATGCAAACTTCCTTTAGAACCATTGCCTCCTACAACTCCAGATATGTCATAAGAGTCACATCCAAAAGCTCCAGCATGTTTATTTCCTGGATGTTTTTTGCCGTTAATTATCTCAACATTGTTTCTCATTCCTAGCTCAGGTAACCACGACACGTGAAACTTGCCATTTACGCTAGGAGTCCAAACAACTTCAGTATCTCTTATTCCATCTTTCCAGACAAAATTCCCTGTTCTTACTGTTCTCTTTATATCAACAGAATCATTAAAATCTATTTGCTGATATATTTTTGTTAAATTAAATAA